TAAAATTAAAAACCTAATTGAATTTTTTGTGTATCGAAATCCGGCAAGCGGTCAAAAAGAAATTGGCGCCAAAACAAAAAAAGGTGATATTCATGAATTTCAAATTCGTGGTTTGATGATGACAAACGAGTTCCAGGAATTAAAACAATACGTTTTGAATGTTAAATAAAAAATATAACATACCGAAACAATTAAAAAACGACGTGTGGACGTTTTTAAACGAAAATAACATTGGAAATCGTTTTGAAGGTAACGGCAATAAAGAACAACAATTTGTTGGATTAGTGGGCGAAATAATGGTCAAGCGTTTATTTGGTTTTGATCACGAATTTAAAAAAGGGTTTGACGGTGGTTTTGATTTTCAGTACAAAGGATTTAAAATTGACGTCAAGACAATGGGCCGAAACGTTGACGTAAAAGACTACTTTGTAAATAATTTCGTGGCGCATCAAAAACAATTCGATTGCGATATTTATATTTTTTGTTCACTAAACAAACAATCTAAAGAATTGACCATTTGCGGGTTTTTAAGCAAAAAAGAATTATTAAAATTAGCGGTGTTATATAAAAAAGGCGTCAAGCGTACACGTTCAAACGGTACAACCTTTAAAATGAAAACAGATACTTACGAAATAAAAAACAATCAACTGAAAAATATTGAAAAATTATTTTACTATATACCTAAATATTAAAATAAATTTTTAATTTAGCGTTAAGAATAGAGTTCGAGAAACGGACCGTTAAGCTACTTAACGGGACATAAAACAAAAACATAATGAAAACATTTCACGATTTTAATATTGACGTCGGCAATAAGTCAACCGGCAAAATCAAAACACAATGTCCACAATGCAGCCAAACGCGTAAAAATAAACGCGACAAATGTTTGTCCGTTGATATTGATAAAGGTTTATTTAATTGTCACAATTGCGGTTGGGCCGGGACAACAAAATTTGAAAAGAAAAAAGAATACATACGTCCACAAAAAATAAAAGTTAATTTAACCGAACGCGTTGTTAAATGGTTTGCAAATAGAGGTATAACAGAACCAACACTTCAACATTGGAAAATCGGCGAATCATTGGAATATTTTCCACAAGTCAACGCCAAACGTCGCGCAATTAATTTTAATTATTACCGCGAAAATAATTTAGTGAATGTCAAATATCGTGACGGCCAAAAGAATTTTAAAATGGTTTCCGGCGCCGAATTAATATTTTATGGTTTGGACAATATTAAAACAATGGAAAAAATTTACATTGTTGAAGGTGAAATCGACGCGTTAAGTTTACATGAAGCGGGCATTTATTCAGTTTGCAGCGTTCCAAATGGCGCATCAAAAGGAAATCAACGTTTGGAATATTTAGACAATTGTTTTCAATACTTCAAAGACAAAACCGAAATAATACTTTGCACCGACAACGACAATCCGGGAATCGAACTTCGCAATGAGTTATCAAGACGGTTTGGTGCGTACCGTTGTAAATACGTTGATTTTGGCGACTACAAAGACGCCAACGAAATACTAACAACAAAAGGCGCCGAAGCGCTGCGAAACGTTATAAAAACGGCAAAAAATTTTCCATTAGAAGGTGTATTGAATATCGAAAACATTTGGGATAATGTTTTAAACTATAATGAAAACGGCGTCAAAAACTATTCAATAGGTTTACCAAACGCCGATACATATTTTAAAATGGAGTTGGGCCAATGGTCAGTTGTCACCGGAATACCTAATTCGGGTAAATCCGACGTAATGGACCAAATATGTTGCAATTTAGCGACGCGTTACGATATGCGTTGCGCTATGTTTGCGCCGGAATCATTTCCTTATGAGGGCCACATCAAACGAATTGCCAATAAATTAAACGAAGTTAATTGTAACAACGAGCAACTAAACCAAACAAAAGATTTTATTCAAGACCATTTTTTTTGGGTTAAAATAGATTTGGAAAACTTAACGCTAAAAGGCATTTTAAACGCGTTCAAAGAATTAGTATTTCAAAAAGGTATAAACGTTTGCGTGATTGATCCCTGGAATATGTTGGACCATTCAGCGCAACGGGACCATTCCTATATTGGGCGCGCATTGTCTGAAATAACGCAATTTTGCCAACAGACAAACACACATTTATTTTTAGTGGCGCACCCGCGCAAAATAGAATCTGAAAATGGAAAATATAAAAAACCGACATTATATGACATTAGCGGTTCAGCCGATTTTTTCAATAAGGCGTATAATGGTTTGATTGTATATCGCTGCATTGGTGAACGTACAAAATTCAAATCGGACGTTGTTAAAATATACGTTGAAAAGGTTAAACGAAAAGAAAACGGACAATTAGGCGAATTCGATATCGCGCCGGATTTTAAAAACGGCGGTATATACAAAGACATTGATTTGGAATCTAAAAAATTTGAAGTAATAACCGACGATTTACCTTTTTAACTATGGCTAAAATATTAAATCCAACAGACGAACACCGGACCGCCGTTCAATGGTGTTTAAGAAACGAAATAAAGGTTGCAATACACCCAACAATAAAAGGTTTGCGCGTGCAAATTGACGAACGCGGTAAAAAAACATTGTCACCGCAAACATACAACAAGGTTGAGGCCAACAATAAGTGTTGGGAAATATATTTGTATATTTACAAAAAATATTTCAAGAAATGCGCATAAATTTTAATACTATCATTTACCCAATTTACGGTTGTTTAATCGGCATTAATTATTGGGATTCTAAAATGGATCACGTTGTTATTGAATCACCTATTGAGGACCAAACCGAACATTGTTTGGAGTTGCATTTGTTTATTTTCGGTATTTCTTTTATTTGGTATTCCGAAAAGTAAATGCGAAAAATTGTCAGCGTTAAGGAAATAAAACAAACGCCGAACAATCCGCGTTTAATCAAAGACGCAAAATTCAAAAAACTTATTAAGTCAATAAAAGAGTTTCCGCAAATGTTGGAAATTCGGCCAATTGTTGTTGACGAAACATTAACGATATTGGGCGGAAATATGCGTTTGCGTGCGTGTATAGCCGCCGGATTATTTGAGGTTCCAATATATATTCAAAAAGGTTTAACAGAGGCGCAAAAGCGCGAATTCATAATCAAAGACAATTCGGGTTTCGGTGAATGGGATTGGGATATCCTGGCGAATGAATGGGACGCCAAACAACTAATTGATTGGGGTGTTGATTTACCGGTTTTTGATTTACCTATTGACGATGAACAACCAAAAGAAAACGACGACGACAAAGACGTTTGCGAGTTGTGCGGGAAATAATTTTCGTAAAGTTTTCGTAAAAAATTAAAAAAAAACTTGTTAATTATTTGTTTATAACAATAAAAGTGTTGTATATTTGTAATGTAAAACAAAAACAAAAACTAAATATTATGACAACATTAGAAAACATAAAAAGCAATAAAAACCTAACTTGGTTACTTAATAAATCTGAAATTACTTTTGAGGATATGGAATGTAAAATGACACACTTTAAAGGTAGAGTACCTTCTAAAATGCTAAACGAATTAAGAAATTGGTTTGACAATAATGGCGGGAACAGATGTGGAGGAACTATTAAAGTAGGTCTAGGCTCTGCTAACCTTTACACTTCTAAATTCAAGGGGGATAACACAATAACTTTTACAACAGCATTAGCAAAATAAATAAATAAAAAAATTAAAAAAACTATGAAATTAAATTTTATATTCGGTGATATTCAAAGTCAATTAGATGACTTAACTAATGATGCAAAAAAAATAGATGATAGAAAACTATTAGAAAAACGTAAAAGAATTTTTAACTATCTTGAAAATGACTATGAGCATTTAAAACCCTATTAAAACAACGGACGCGTTGGAATAATTCAAATAAGACAACCTTAACGAATTATTTAAATAAACCTTTCAGAAATGAAGGGTTTTTTTTATGTCTTTTTATTTATTTAACTTTGCGTTATGCAAACAAAATCAGACATACTAAAAAACAATTTATTAGAAGCGTTGGAACAATCATTGGGAATTGTCACAACGGCGTGTAAAAAAGTAGGTTGCGCGCGTTCAACGTTTTATGAATATTACAACAAAGATGAGGCGTTTAAATCAAAGGTTGATGAGTTGCAAAACTTCACTTTGGATTTTGTCGAATCACAATTGCACAAACAAATCAAAGACGGCAATACAACTGCAACAATATTTTATTTGAAAACAAAAGGAAAAAAACGCGGATTCGTTGAACGCCAGGAAATACAAATGGACGGTAATATCGAATCTAAAATCATTGAATGGACACCGGCAAAGGACAAATAAAAGAATTTTGCAACGTTCAATTTTACCAAACATTAAATTCAACGGCGCGAATTAAAGTACATCAAGGCGGAACACGTTCGGGGAAAACGTACGCCATTTGTCA